GTGGGCAATAAACCTACACTCAAGATAATTCAAACAACACACAATACAGAACTTGCTGTTAGGTTCGGACGTAAGATGAAGAACCTTATTGACAGTCAAGTCTATCAACAAGTCTTTGATGAAGTCTCGATATCCGCGGACAGTAAAGCAGCGGGACGTTGGGAAACAAACAAAGGCGGCGAGTACTTTGCAGCGGGCGTTGGTTCAAGTATCACGGGCCGTGGTGCAGACTTATTGATCATTGATGATCCACACTCAGAGCAAGACGCTCTATCCGAGACAGCATTTGATAATGCCTACGAATGGTACACCTCTGGACCTAGACAACGTCTACAGCCGGGTGGTGCTATCGTTATTGTTATGACAAGATGGTCTGTAAAAGATTTGACAGGCAGATTGATTGATGCACAAGCAAAAGAACCTAAGGCAGACCAGTGGGAGCTTATTGAGTTCCCGGCTATATTACCAAGCAATAAACCTATTTGGCCAGAGTACTGGGACATTGATTCATTGACCGCGACCAAGGCTTCACTAACCGAACAGAAGTGGCAAGCACAGTGGCAGCAAAATCCTACAGCAGAGGAAGGCTCTATATTGAAACGTGAATGGTGGCAAGTATGGGAAGAAGATGAGGTACCGGATCTAATTCATGTGATACAAAGTTATGATACAGCGTTCAGTAAAAAAGAAACAGCCGACTACTCTGCTATTACAACATGGGGTGTTTTTAGTCATCCACGTAAGGGGAGCCCTCAAATAGTACTTTTAGATGCAGAAAAAGGAAGATGGGAGTTTACAGAGCTTAAAAAAATTGCTATGGATAAGTATAAATACTGGGAACCAGAAACAGTTATCGTCGAAGCAAAAGCTTCTGGACTTCCTTTGACAGATGAGTTAAGATCAGCGGGAATACCCGTAGTGAACTTTACTCCAAGCAGGGGCAATGATAAACATGTTCGGGTTAATTCAGTAGCGCCGATGTTCGAGTCGGGCCAAGTATGGGCACCAGATGAAAGGTGGGCGCAGGACGTTATAGAGGAGTGTGCAGCTTTTCCTTTTGGCGACCATGATGACTATGTTGATTCAACGACACAAGCTCTCATGCGATACCGTCAAGGCAACTTTGTTCAACTTCCCGATGACTACTACGACGAACCACGGATCACGGAGCCAAGGGAGTATTACTAATGGGAAATTTAAATAAAACAGAAAAAGAACTTTTAAGAGAAGGTCTTAAATCTAACCAGCCATCTTCATATAAAAAATATTTACAAACAACAGATAATCCTACTAGTAAAGGATATGCAGAATTTTTAGAAAACATGAATAAAAAGAAAAAAGATATTGACAGAACAGAAGAGTACTTTGATTTTAAAAAAGGTAAAAAAGATGAAAGTTACAACGTAATGGAAGCCGCTAAAGGCGGAGAAGTAAAAAAATACATGGGCGGTGGATCTGTCCACAAGAAAAAAAATAAAATGATCACAACCAGAGGTTGGGGAGCATCAAGAAAAACATAATGAGTTACCAGTCGGCCGAAAACGCACACACCTCTGACTGGGTTAGTCGCATGGCGGTGAAAGCCGCCATTGCGATGGAAAAGTAAATATGGGCATATTTGATATTACACCTTCAATAAGATTAGACACTGAAGCATTTAACAATGCTTTGAAAGAACTAAATCTTTCAAAGGCTGAGTTCAATAGCCAACTAAGAAAAGCAGGAGTTAGTTTAAGTAATCAACGAAGTAAAACTAATTACTTAAATAAACTTCTTAAAGACGCAGGCTTAGGAACTTCATACAAAAATGTAATCAGTTCTAAACCATCAGAAGTATTAACTAAAAAAGGAACAGTAGAAGTAGGAATGGGTGGTGAAAGACCCGGGCAACGTGGTGCGCCGAATAATGCAAAAATATGGAGTGACGGAACAAAGGTACAGAAAAAAGCAGAGAAACTTTTTAAAACGGTAAAGGAACAAAGAAAATACTTTGTTGATACAATGCAAAAGGTATATAAAAACATACCGAAAAAACAAATTTTAGAATTATTTAAAAATGTTGTAAAAGGAATTAAAACTGCAAGTCCAATGGGAATGATGCAAGAACTAGCAATAGATATGCTAGAACAAAATCCAGAGTTATTAAGTATAATGCCGGGTAACACAAACGCACAACCATTAACTTATAACAAAGGAGGAATGATGAATATAAATGAAATGATAAGGCCAATCAGCATGCAAAATGGTGGTGACCCGGTCCAAGAACGTAAAGATATGATGCTCAAAGCTATGACTCGTAAAGAGGGCGAAAGACGAGCAGACATGAATACAGGAAACCCAGAAATGGAAAGAATGAGCACTTATGGTGAAATGCCTCAATCTGATCTTATTAAACTGGCTTTGCAAATAGCTGGACAACAAGGCGATACTTCTGAAGAAAATATTAGAAAAATTGTAATGCAATTAAGTCAAACGCTTCCTTCTCTCCAACAAGACATGTCTGACGAAAGAAGATCTCCAATATCATCTGGCGTGGCTAGTCTTATAGATATGTTAGGAATGAACAGAAGAACTAACTTAGATAGAAATGTTAGTGCAAGCAGAACAAGATAATGGCAGACGCAAAAGATTCCCTTAAAAGACAAAACTACTTTGATCTTAAACGTGATGAGTTTATGGCGATGGACGAGTACTTACAAAGTCCTATCTCAGAAATAGATTTACGAAGAATGAATGAAGGTGGTATAGCAACTATAGAAGATTTGACTAAACCAATTAGCATGAGCTTTGGTGGTTCTGTAGATCAATTAGGAACTTTAATAAAAAAACTTGAGCTACAACAAATTCTTCCTTTAGACTTAATAGATAAAATGGAAGATATGAATCCTGCTCAAATAGATAACCTACACGATAAATATATTGGAAGTAAATAATGGCTATTGAAAAAGTAAACGAACAAATTGATTTAGAAATAGAACCGAACTCAGCAGTAGAAATATCTGGACCTATTAGAGAAGGTGATGCATTAATGTTGGACGATGGTTCGGCAATCGTGAATCCTGTTGAAGATACGTCTATGGAAGGTGCTTTCAACGCAAACTTAGCAGATCTTATACCCGATGATGAATTAGAATCATTAGCTGGTGGTCTTATATCTGATTATGAATACGATAAAGATGCGAGAGCAGACTGGTTAAAAACATATACTGATGGATTAGACTTATTAGGATTTAAATACGAAGACAGATCAAAACCATTTGCTGGTGCAACAGGTGTTACACACCCATTACTAGCAGAGACAGTTACACAATTTCAAGCGCAAGCTTATAAAGAGTTACTCCCTCCCGAAGGACCTATCCGCACACAAATAGTGGGTGAAATAACGCCAGAGATTGAACAACAATCACAACGTGTGAAAGAGTTCATGAACTATCAAATTAGTTATGAGATGGAAGAGTATGATCAAGAACTTGATCAAATGCTATTTCATTTACCACTAGCGGGTAGTGCCTTTAAAAAAGTTTATTATGAAGGTGTAAGAGGTAGAGCTGTATCAAAATTCGTACCAGCAGAGGATGTGGTCATGCCATATGTTTCTACTGATATGGAATCTTGTGAACGAGTTACACATGTTATTAAAACAATGGGTAATGAGTTACGTAAAAAACAAGTAAGTGGAATGTACCGTGACATTGATGTGATGATGTCACAAACTGATAATAATGATGCACAAGATAAGTACGATGAATTAGATGGGATTTCTGCGCCGCAAAACGCAGAGGACATAGTACTCTTAGAGTTTCATTGCGATTTGGACATACCCGGTTTCGAAGATAAAGACTCGCAAACAGGAGAACCTACTGGTATTAAACTGCCTTATGTTGTTACTGTTGACGAAGGATCGGGAAAAGTTTTGGCCATATACCGAAACTACAAAGAAGGCGATCCTCTTCGAAAAAAGATACAATACTTTGTTCACTATAAGTTTCTACCCGGTCTTGGTTTTTATGGCTTTGGTCTTATCCACATGCTCGGGGGTCTCTCCAGAACTGCTACGTCAGCACTCCGTCAACTCATTGATGCAGGTACGTTGTCCAATCTCCCTGCCGGTTTTAAAGCAAGAGGGTTGCGAGTTCGAGACGATGATCAACCGCTCCAACCCGGAGAATTTCGGGATGTAGATGCACCGGGAGGCGCGATTCGCGAATCCTTGATGTTGATACCTTACAAAGAACCAAGTGCAACTCTTTTTCAACTACTAGGTTTTGTTGTTGATGCAGGTAGACGTTTTGCGGCTATCGCTGATAACAAAATGGGTGAAGGCTCACAAGCAAATCCTGTAGGCACAACAATGGCAATCATGGAACGCGGCACGAAAGTGATGAACGCTATTCATAAACGATTACATTACGCACAAAAAGTTGAATTTAAATTACTATCACGAGTCTTTGCAGAAAGCCTACCGGCTGAGTACCCTTATGCTGTTCGTGGTGGCAATCGTGTTGTTAAACAACAAGATTTTGATGAACGGGTTGACATACTACCTGTTTCTGATCCGAATATTTTCTCTATGGCTCAGCGCGTTACTCTAGCGCAAACACAAATGCAAATGGCGTCGTCTAATCCGCAAATGCACAACATGCATGAAGCGTACAGACGTATGTATGAAGCGCTTGGAGTTAGAGATATTGACATGTTACTTCCTCCTCCTCAACAACCACAACCAGAAGATCCCGGAATGGAAAATTCTAAATCATTACAGATGATTAAGTTACAAGCATTTCAAGGACAGAATCATATGGCTCACATAAAAGCGCATCAAGCCTTTATGAGTTCATTTTTAGTGGCAAATAATCCACCAACAATGGGAATATTACAAGCACATATTTCTGAGCATGTTGCATTAATGGCAAGAGAAGAAATAACACAGAAAAATGCACAAGCAATGCAGGAACAGGCAGCTCAATTTGGTGGACAAGTACCACCAGAACTTATGCAACAGTTTCAAATGCAAAATGAAACAGAAATTGCAGAAAAAATTGTGGAATTAACCGAAGCTCTAGTAGCAGAAGAACAAGAATACCTTGGTCAGAAGGATCAAGACCCATTAATTGATCTAAAACAACAAGAAATAAACCTTCGAGCGCAAGAAATTCAACAAAATAGAGAACTAGCAGAGCAAAAACTAGATTTAGATGTTGAAAAATTAAATTTTGAAGGTGACAAGCTTGATCAAAAAGATAAGATGGACAAAGAAAAGCTACAAAGTCAAGAAGATCAAGCAGATTTACGAGCAGAAGTGGCTTTAGCGAGTAGAAGAGGCAAAGATGGCAGTTAGTAAATCATTAAGTCCACGTATAATGAAGAAATTAAAGCAATTATACGGTAGAAAATTTGGTGCAAAGGTGCCAAATTCGGCTGAAATAGCAAAAATGCTTAAAAGTGGGGCTAAAGTGCCTACTTACGCGAAAGATGGGGGTCACATTGCTAAAAAAAGAAAAAAAGTTGTTAAAAAAAGAAAAAAGTAAACCTAAAAAGATTTTAGATGAAGTATTTGCTTTTGCGGATCAACATCCGCAAGATCCTATGGCATTAAGTGCCTCATTATTGGTTGTAGCAAAGACAATTTATCTAGATATATTGGGACCAGAACAAACCTCAGAAATGTTTTATGCATTTGCACAAGATTTAGAGAATCACGAATAT